TAACATCATCAAAAGTACCTGTATTGAGTAGAGGTATTGTAAATGATACATCTCTACCTTTTTGGCCCATCGAAAATTGCTGAGACTTTTCGATATATGTACCGGGCTTTACTATATTAGCTATACCCGCTAACCCCTTCGAAAGACTTCCCATTAAGTCTGCAATAGGACCAGCTACATTACTTTCACTATCACCGAAACTGTTCGATATCTCTTTATATGAATCTTCTAGATACGGAAAATAGTAGTTAAATCCCGTATATTCAGTAGCGTATAGCCCTTCATATGGTTTTAAAACATCACTATCAAATGTCTTAAAGTAGCCGCCTTGTAGAGCCTTTTCATACTGGTCTCTTATCTTCTCCTTTAGAGATTTCTCCTGAGCTTCATCAGATGTTTCTGCAGCTGCAGCTGAAGCGTCTGTATCTATATTATTATCTGCTTGTACTCTATCAAATATACCAACCGGCGTGTTAATTAACCCAGCCGCGACAGTATCTGCAGAAGCGAGTGTAGAATAAATCATATTGGTTACCGTAGAATTTAACACTATTCTTTGCTCGATCATCTGTATTTTAGGTACATCTTCACGAGAGCTCTTCGGACTGGTTGTCCATGCAAAATCCTTTACAACATTAATCGGATCTTTAACTTGAGCAGATTGATCTCCATATATACCTAGATTGGTAAGGTCCTTAATATCAGAAGTACTATCCGATAACTTCCCTTCACCTCTTGTTAAAATAGGCACAGCTGCAGTACCGCCAAACTGTAAATTCCAAAGATTGCTCATATATTATTATTTAATATGAATATACTTCTTGAAGATCTCTCAAATTACGCTGATTATTCATATTAGTTACAGATGTTGTATTATTTGTAACAATATTAGCCCCTGCACCTGTTTTATCAGCTATTTCTCTAAGAAGGCTTATATTCTCTTTTAGAAGTTCAATCTGAGTATTGAGTAACTCGCCGCTCATGTTTGTCTGATTAACAATTAGCTTCGAATGAGCCTGTGCAATTTTAAGCTGCTGCTTCATATTATCGTCAGAATATATATTATTAACTGTTTTATCTTCACTCGCGAATGATGATGGCTTAGAATCAGGCAATTCTCTTGTTGCTACCTGGGGTTGAGTCCGGGCCAATTCAGTTACTTCTGCCTCAGATAGATCTTCCATACCCCCTGTATCGTCTATAGATATACCTAATAGTTTAGCAGCTCTGTTCTTTAACCCGAACGCACTTGGTATAGCCTTGAGTAGAGTCTTACCTACCTTTTCTTTTAGAGTTGATCCGATAACTTTAAGTATTTCACCGAAACTCTTACCTTGCATCCCCCCTTTTCTTTCGCCGGTATCCTCGTCTTTCTCACCGAAGAAGAAATCTGCTAACGGCGCCATAAAAGGTATAGCCATAGCCATATCAGTTAGACCGCCTTTAATATCACCAGTTAGTACCTTCTTAGCACCGCCCCACATACTTACGAGATTCTTAATAGGGAAGTTATTCATTATCTTTTCTTTAATTTTACCGAAGAAATCACTCATTTTAAAACCGGAACCAGCCGGTTTAACTTCTTCCGGGCCCTTTTTTGTATCAAGAAAAGCATTAAGTACATCTAGCCCAATAGATATACCAGTACCTATACCAGGGAATAGAGTCGCTATACCAGATGCTACATCAATTAAACCACCTACTAAATCGCCAGATTTAAACCTACTAACAGCAAATCCCCATGATATAAGTGAACCTATACCAGGTATACGCTTTAAGACCGGTTTTAGAAATTTACTAAATAATTTACCTATAGTACCGAAAAGACCTTTCGCGCCGCCTTTACCTGCTATTTTAGCAAACGGTTTTAATAAAAATTTAGTTATACCTCCTAAAAATCCTTTCGCCTTTTTAATTACATTAGCAAATAAATTTTTAGGCATTATTTTAGCAAATAGACCGGTAAATTTAGCTAATTGTTTACCTACCATCTTCTGGAAAAGCTTAACACCGCCAATAATACCACCTTTAGATAATATATTTAAAAGACCTTTTAAAGGTCCATCAGACATTATACCAGTTATAAGAGCTGCGAGACCTCCAAGTACTAGTAGTGCAGGTCCTATGAGCTTCTTAATAAACCCCATACCACCTTTACCAGGCTCTTTATCTTCGGTATCTTTTGATTCATCACTGCGCAGTATTTTCAGGTCATTTTCCGCCTTTCTACCAAAGTCAGTAACAATAACAGGCTTTGCTTTTTCGACTACCTGTCTAGGAGCTGATATTGGTTTAATTGCATCTACTTTTTGACCAACTACCTTTTCAACTGCACGTGCTGGTGATATCTTTGCTTTAATAGCTGCAGTATTCTCACCAACTACCTTTTCAAGTAGAGATAGTCTCTTTTCAGTTGAAGATGATACTTTTGATATTAATAGTAATGCATCAGCTATAGTAGTGTCTGCCATACTATTATTTAATAATTAATCTAAAGTATAAACAAATCAGGAGTAATATCTATCGATTTATCCTCAGTGGTATATCTTACGTATTTTGCTTCTTCGTCTCTGACTGTATTAATATAGTCTGTAACTTGTTTAAAGTGGATACTGTCAATACTCTCTAATACTTTAATACTCTGAGTCAATTCATTATGTAAATTAACTTCCTTATCGTTTATTTTTATACTCTTTATGAACTTTAAAATCTCGCATGCATATAAATCACTTATTAAATTTTTAAGCTTATTATCATCAAACGATGTATTCTTATATTTGTTTAATAAATGGGTATTTACAAAGTTATCAACATCAAGAGTAGGAGCTTGAACAGTAAATGTAAAATCGCCTGTCGTTACCGTTACAGGTTCAATATTATACGGAATATCTTTATTACGAGTCAATAGTTTCGATACCGTCTCATCACTTTCTTCATCAATACTATCTTTGAGATGTTGCCTTAAAGCCAGTGTTAAATTAACGCGGTCAATAGTGTTATAATCTTTTATATTACCATTGAGATTATCTTTTAAAATCTTATAAAAAATGTTATTAAAGAATAAGACACCTAGCGTTGTATCTGAAGTGCTCTCAATAATTAGCTTCTGCTGAGCTAATGTAAGAGGAGATAGCTCCACCTCTGTCTGCGTAGACGGTAAAAACACCGTTAAAACACTACGGGTACTTTTAATCTCATTTAGAATATCGTTAAATTTATCAGACATAGAAATATTTATTTTTAATTATACGAATAACAACTACTGCGCGTTACTAGCCTGCTTACTATCTTGCTGTTCTTTATTTAAATGATTAAGGAAAATCTTAAGCTCAGGGTATGTATACATCTTAAAATCCGCAGATCTAAGATCTAAATTTCGCATACATATATACTCAAACTGCAAAATACTATTAAGATCTTCTTGAAATATACTCTTCAAAAACGGCAATAATTCTGCAGAATTATATATATTAATCGTTTTATCTCTGAAGATGTTTATTTGTCTTCTTGAAAACTGATCTTGGATTTGCTTGAAAATGTCAGTTAACGATAAACATGTTTCGTTTAAAATCTCGGCTTTCTGGCTGATAGTTAAATCTCTAACACATACACCTTTTACTTTTACTAAGCATTGTGAAACGAGTTCATCATAGCTTGATGCATAGAAATTAACAGGGCTTCGAAATGTAAATATATCATACTCCATCGGCGTATCGTCGAATTCTTTATCTAGCAGTATTGAGATGTCTAATGTTATTTTTTTACTATCTTCTAAAAATGATATTTCGTTACCGAGAACGGTATTTCTTATAGCTACGATGCATTTAAATTTACCTATAATATCCAGGTATGTATTTTTATATATACATGAGTCTATTAAGCGATTAAAGCAATCACTTATATACTTACTATCACTCGATAGTAACATTTTACATATATTTTTATATTCGTAAAAAGTAGGTTCTCTGAAATATACCTCGCTTTTCGAAAGCTTTACCGGTATTAAATTATCAATCATTAAAATAACTTATCAATTAGATCAGGTAAAGGCAAGTATAGGTTGTCACTGACCGTATAGTGACTGTAATTCCATTGCGTGGTATCTATTTGCACAGATTCAGCATCATATGTTAAATTTCTACTACCAACACTAAACGGTACACAGTTGTAGAAATTCCATACCTTACGAGGTATTTGAGATATACCTTGATACGATCTTGTATATTGCACCACAGTAATATTTGATTTAGGGCTAAGTTCAGGTTTATTATTTTCATCTCTAGCTACCATCCCGGCATGCCCTCCTAGTATAACCCACGGTCTAATAACAGAATCAATAAAAGAAGAGTTAGTCTCTCTAAACTGTAACGTCAGTGGGCTAAATTCAGATCTATTACCAGATATTCTTCCAGGTATAAATCCTCTATTGTTTGTAATTGACGCTACCGGCGACTGTATGGTATCGTCAGGTATATCCGCCCCTTGCGCGAATATACAACCAACAATGCCCTGTGCAGGGTAAGATGTTAAAAAAGCTTTAGCTCTATCTATATCAAATCCTTTTTTATCGCCTTGAACTGGTTCTAAAGCCTGTAAAATATCTGTATTCAAACCTACAGGGAAGGAATCGAACAATACAACCCACTGCGTTCTTAGCGGTAAAGCCCCGACCCACGTCTCCATAGATCTAATAAAATTATTTCTAAAGCTTACTAACGGTACCCCGGGTATATTTGTACCAAAGAGATTTACATTTGGTTGCGCTAATGTACCGCCTAACGCACCTTGCGTAAGGTTTGAAACTCCTTGTAAAGCATTATTTGCTGCGTTTAATATACCCATATATAATATTTAAGCAAAAAAAAGCCGTATCAAACGATACGGCCTTTTAGTAAATTAATTAAATTTATGCTGTTTTTCTGTAATAGTGGTAAGCAACAGTTACTGTAAACGTTTGTACCTCGCCAGTTGCTGTAACGTCGTACGATAAATCACCGACGCTTCTAATACTACACCCAACTAACTGGTACTGAGAAACTCTATTCAATTCTTTATCTAACTGTACTAAGTCAATAACAGAGCTAGCTTTTGGAGTGAAGTAATTACCTGTCGAATCCTCATCGTTAAACGTATCATTAATTACTTGCTGGAATTTATCATATAGATTATATGATTCATCAGCTCTAAAAGTTAGCGAGTATCCCTCTGATCCATTATATTTAACGGTACCTGGTACATGAAAGTCTAATCCCATGTAAGGAATTGTAACATCTTGAATAGTTTTACCAGGTAGAGTTGCTGTTGTTACATAAACTAAATCTTCTTCACCGATAGATACATCACTACCATCTCCAAAGTCAATGTTTAACACCCTAAACAGATTATTTCTTGCGAAGTCTTTTGCTTGAGCCTGAGTATAAAAATCCTGTATCGTTTGCTTGACATCAGCCATTTGGTACCTCCTGGTTTGTGTTCATAGTATTCATTATAATAATATTTATTCAAACACCTTAAAATTTATATGAATAAATTAACAAAATATAACAAACAATCCGAGACTTTTGAGATAAAATCGTTATATAGATTTAAGTGGAATGAATGTTACGGTATCAACGGACCTAAAATGTCACGTATCACTAACCAAAAGCAGAAACATGTTAAAGATAAGAACAAAAATAGCTGGCAATTAATCTAAAAAAAAGCCGGTCTTTTCAGACCGGCTTAATTTGTTAGGGGTTAATATTATCCGACGATTTCGTTGAAATCGGTACCTGTACGTGTTGCGTAGAAATTTACCAAGATAAATTCTGCAGCACGAACCGGCTTTAAGTAGATGTCAACAACAAGCTCATTTTGATCAATGATATCTGGAGTATTATTTCTCTCATCGCAAACGATCAAGTAATCATAAACACCTTCCGTATTCTTTGCATTTTCAAAGATAGGAGTTAGTGTGTTAATGATACGAGTTCTTGTAAGAAGCGTATTAGGTTCAAATATGAAATATTTCATAGTTGTACGTGTTGACTTCTCCAAGTTTAAGAACAGACGACGAACATTGATTCTATCAAACGCAGTCGGTGCTGATTGCAATGTCTTCTGACCGAAAGTAACAAAACCTTCTCCTGGGAAGAACGCAACAGGGTTAACAGAAATCTTATATAACTGATCTCTTTGCTTCTGTTTCGGGTAGAGGCATATGTCATTAACACTACCTACTCTTCCTCGTGTGAAACCAGCTGGTGCGAACCAAGGTTGGAAGTTACTATCAGTATTAGCCATTATTTCAGCAGCAGTACCAGAGAATGGTACCCATGTCTGATCATCTAACACCGCATCATAAACTTTAGTCCAAGCAGCATACGTTGTTGAGTAGCTAGAATTCAAGATAGACGTGAATGCTTGGATAGGCTTATTGATATTTAACGAGAAGTTTTTATTAGGATCCTGTAATGTTTTGAAGTTTGCACCCTCTAAGAAGATCGGTCTAGGAAGGTCAGCAATAAACAAGTGATCCTTTCTCTTCTTCTCTGCGAAGTCGTTAAATCTGTTGTAGATTGTCTTCCAGTTATCTCTATAAGTTTGAGCATCTTGATCGATCAATGTAATATCAGATTTAGCAAAACCAGACATTGGCACATTAGTTAGATCATCGTAATACTTACCATCTCCGGTAGCTTCTCTACCTGCATTAATCGTACCTAGACCAGCTTCAATCGTAATATCGATATCAAAGATATCTGGATTTTCGACAGTATCGAGTAATCTATCAAGCTTTTGCGGAATAGAACCAAGATCTTTCTGCGTTGACTGTAGATTTGCATTAGTATATGCACCCACTGTAAACAAGCTATCAGCTACACCTAGTGTTGTTGCTGTATCAACAAGAGCTGCTGAAACAAACGGTGCAGCGGTTTCATAACCAGTAGCTACATAGCCAGATGAAAGTATAGGCCAATTTGCTTCTGCGAGAGGAGCTGTACTAAACTTAGTTGAAGCTAATCTAACTTTATTAACAGGTAATCCATCAAGACCTAGCCATGTATCGCCATTTCTATGTGAGAGATTATCGTTAATAAGCACTTGTACATTCGGAGATTGATCTTCTTTAAATCCTAAGAAGAAGCTCTGAGCTGCTCCACCGGTTTGTGATTGCTGTTGACGATGGTAGTCGAAAGAACCAACGTAACTTTCTGATAGAACGTAATCTAACTTGATGACATCAGAAGCAAATACAGATTGTCTAAGTTTGAATAAGCCGACAGATAATGTATCATCAAATCCTGGCTTTGCAATATCATAATCGGTAAGATTTTCCATGATTTCGGCAATACTATCTGATTCCTGGCCAAACGTATTTGTCTGAGCGTCATTTAGCGCAGATAACGCGAAGTTAAGGCGACCTTCCGGTAAACGTAAGTACGAACTCGTTGAAGTAGCACTAGCACCTACTGTTTCTGCGGTAAGAACAGCATCAAAGTTTGTTGCTTCGTTTAAGTTTGTATTATCAGCAAGACCTACATAGAAGCCTTCATACTTATTATTAACAGTTGTCTGGCCTTTATTAAGAACAATAACAGCTGCTCCGCCAAGATCTTCAAAAGTTGTTGGATTCGGGTTAATTGTATTCGACCATTCAAAACCTTGTCTTTGCTGTATATTAAAGAACTGCTCCTGTGTAAGTTCGTAGTGTACTGGCTTACCTAAAATATAGTTTGTAGGTACACTTTCACCGCTTTCATCTGTTACTTGAGAAAAGGTGCTTGAATAAACACCGCTACCTGATAAAGCAACCGCGCTACATGGATATACTAATGCGCCGTAACTATTACCGAAACCAGCGCCTGTATTACCACCATAAGGTAGGCGATATGTTAAGACATTCGCTGGTGAATTAAACAGCGGTCTAACGGAATGGTAGAAATATCTTTCAGCTGGTGTTGTCGGTACACCGTAAATTTGCTCGAATTCACTCAAGCTTGTCACTTGAATAACTTCATCTGTTGGTCCTCTATCTGTAAACCCGGCCGCTAGTACTGTTGTACCTAATGCTAATGCGGGTCTTAAGCTTAAATCGACTTCTTTTATTTCTACACCTGGGGATTGAATAGTTCTTGCCATAATATTATTTATGGCATTTTGATCTAAAAATTACAGTAATTCAACTAATAACTGTGAGAACGCGAATTCAAACGTCGTTTCAATCTCACCTTCGGTCCTGTAATTGAAGTTAATACCTCCAAGATTAACAGGGAAAGCGTTAGTATATACAAATTTTACTATATTCTTATCATATTCATCCTTGGCATATAATGTTATATCAGCTTGATATAGCGATGTAGGGTTAGGTGACTTAACTTTGTTTCTATTAGATGTAGCTGGTGTCTTAGACAGATCATCAGAATCGAAAACTGACCGTTTATCATTATTCAGTAAATCCAACCATTTATAGAGAACCCAATAATTGTTAAATCTGCTATCTACAGTAAAGTTCACTGATACGTTCTCGTAAGGAGGTCTAGTATGGCTAGAGATTTTAAAGGATTGACCGGCGTATTGTTCAGTAATTTCGGGTACCGCTATATTGGGAATTACTGCACCATAAACAGAGAACTGTAGAGAATTCTCATTTATCTTATTATCGGTATGTACACTCAAGTCTGTCGTATTAATACCTTTTAAAGGGCCCGGTAAGTTAATTACCATTAGAAATTTATCTAAGCGACTCTTATTAAACTGTGATTGATTTAGTGACATATTGTTATTGTAAAGGTTTAAAGCCCATATCCATTAATTGATCCATGTCAGATGATTGATTCATTGCGTTACCAATTAAAATCGGTGGTGTATTATCGAAGCTATCTTCCGTCTTTTCATTACTATAAATAGATGTTGGGTTCATAAAATATTTAATCCCAAAGTCAAATTGCTTGATCTGTAATGGTTTTTTATTTTTA